CGCCCGCCCGTCATCGGGGAGCGTTTTTCGACCAGCCGGCTTCGCGAGACGATCGGTGGTGTCGGAGATGTGCTTGCGTCGGTCGATCTCATCTTCCGCGAGCATGAATTTATCGAGCAGCGCGTCGATGGTCTGGGTTTCTTCTTTCGTGAGTGAGCGATTTTCACCATCCGCTTTCGCTTGAATGGTGTTCATACGTTGATTGAGTTCGATCAGTTCGTTCTGGAGATCTTCGATCTTGGCTGAAAACTCAGCGAAGCATTGCTGGCGTGGGTTGGCGACGGAAAGCAGGTACACTTCCAGCGCCACCATGGTCATGGTCTTCATGGTTTGATCCTTAAATGAAATTTGGAGTTTCGGGTTTAACTGAGGGCTGGCCCTGTCAGATGACGGCGCCGTAAATGGGCCGCCGCCCGGTCTAATGCCGGATGTCTCGCTGGCGAGGTTCCGGCGGGATTCGTTTCTTTTTCTGGCTCCGGCGTTGGCGCCGGCGGATTGGATTCTTTGTGCTGCTGCATCAGTGCCTTCAACGATCGAGGCACATTCTGAAATTCGCTCAGGTCATGCACTGCCAGGGCGGCCGCCGCGACTTCTTTCGTGATGGAATCAGCAAGTCCCGCGGCGATGGCTTCGTCCGCTGAAAACCATGTTTCGGCATCCATCCATTCTGCAATCTGTGTGTCTTTAGATCCGCTGCGACTGGCATACGTGCCGATGAGCGTGTCGCGAATCTTGTCAAAACGGTCGGCAGCATCCCGCATGTCTTTCGATCTACCGATAACGAACCCCCATGGATCATGAAGCATCATCATTCCATTGGCGGCCATCTGGATTTCATCCCCGGCCATCGCCACCACCGACGCGATCGACGCAGCCACTCCGTCGATGTGGACATTCTTATGGGCAGGATGCCGGCGCAGGGCGTTGTAGATCGCGACACCGTCAAACACAACACCACCTGGAGAATTGATAAAAATATTCAGCGTCTTCGGCTTGCCGAGCTCTTTCAGGTCGGCAGAGAACTGTTTCGCTGTTGTTCCTTCCCAGCTATCACCGATGACATCATAAATATAGATTTCGGCAGATTGACCGGTGTCGCTCTTCTCCATCCGAAAACGTATCGGATCGGCTTTCTTTTTAAACGGAAGCGTTGGTCCGTTGAATATTCTCATGGGTTTCTCCTTAAACGTTTTGATGCGTGCCGAGAGCCGCGTCGGCGAGTTCCGCGGCGACTTGGTCGGCTCGATCTTCCGGATGGCACCAGGTCTCGATCGATCCGGATTGTCGTGCCTGTGTTACTAAATCCAGATCCTCTGCCACGGCCTGCCGTAACGATTGATTTACGCTCGCGGTGTCGATGTTGACGCCGACACTCTGCAGCGCGCTATGCACTTCATCGATCTGTTCGCGCATGAAGAGAACGTGGGCGCTGTGGATGCTCGCCAGGCGCTGCCTGAAATCTCCTTGATTCAAGGCGTGAGCGCTCGCCTCTGTCACCCGATGGTGATAACGAATAAACGATCGCTTCAGCGCGGAGGCGTACAAGGAACGTGCGGCCTCCTCTGTGGGTGGCCGTATTTCGCGCGGTCGATTGGGGGCCGCTACAGCAGGCACATTTGCCCCTTCGGCGACTGCCTTCAGCGTGGTCAACTGCGACTCCACCGTCAGGGTCTCACCTTCCGTACCGAGACTATTCAGTCCGCGCTTGCGGCGGATCTCATTGCGGCGCGCTAAACCATTACGGACCAGAATGGCGTCGGTGTTGGCCTTGGACATCGCATCACCCTCAGCCAGCCAGTCGATATCCATTCGGACCTTGAATCGTCCTTGCGCGGGAAGAAGCTTATAGTCGGCTTCCTGTACGAGTCGCTCGGCCCAGGGGGTCAGCGCATCGCGAACAAATTCCAGTCCTTGATGTTCGATGTTGGAAAACGTGGATCGCAGAAGGTGACCAACTTTATGCGGCGGCACACCATACCAGCGACAGACTTCCTCAACGATCCGGTAACTGGTTTCATTGAACTGTGCTTTGTCTGGCTCGACGGAGGACGCGTTCCATTTCGCGCCGCCGGTCAGAATCAGATTGTGGAACGCCCGGCCGGCGCCACGGTGCCGCTTGTCGATTTGTTCACGCAGGTCCTGCACCTGCGGATCGGTCATGGTCTGCGGCGCTTCGATCACGCCGCCCATCTGCGTGCCGTTGTCGTAAAACGCCTGACCAAAACGCTCCGTCGCTAATCCATGCGCAATCGTGCGGGACGCCATTGCCACAACATCCATCCCGCAAAGACCGTCGACGCTCGGTCCGTGAATATGAAAGACGTCGTTATATGGCAGGAGCGTATCGGCCTGTCCGAAGTTGGTGACGCGGACGACACGCTCGCCCTGTCCATTGCGGTCCAGCGTGCAGCGCTCAGGCGATATCGGCCAGAGTGCGATCGGCCTGTTGCCGCTGTCCTTTTCGATCTCGGAATAGGAGTTGCCGCCAATCAACGCGAGGATTAGCGAGGCTTCGTGGAATCCGAATGCCGTCATCTCGGGATTGGGACGGACGTTCAGTAGCCGGTAGGTCGTGGTGTTGCGCTGGAGTTCCCGATCGCCATTGAGTTTTTCCAGAAACACTTCCCATCGGGAGGCCGCCAGAGATTTCGAGATGACATTCACGCAGGCCCAGACCGCAGACAGCCGCAGCGCCTGGTCGTGCGTGAGGTGGACGCCGTCACGGCCCAACGGCAGGAAGTACGCACCGCCGCGACCATTTCGGCCGGCATCATCCGGAGTCGTCAGACGGGCAAATGCGGTGAGCGCATGGTCGATTCGGTCGAGTAATCTCAAGGTTTTATTTGATCCACTGCCAGAGAGATTTAATGGAAAGGAGGAACACCACCCCGCCAACGATGCAGCCGAGCCGCCAATCGTAACCACCGGCGCCAACGGTCACCAATAGCATGCCGATCAACATCGCGAGCCCCGCGGCACGCTGGTTTAGATCCATATCGCACGCACCGCAACAGGCACTTCCGGCTGCACCATGGCTCTGTTCATGGCCATCAGTAGACCGACAGCGCCGTCAATTTTGGCCTCGGCCCGTTCCTTGTTTGGATACACATTGTCTTTCTGGTCCGTCTTGGACACGACGTTGGACATTTGCCAGGCGAAGCACGGGTCGCCGTCGTGCTCTATCTTTCCGGATAGGATCAACCCGTCGAGGTGCTTCATTGGCGCCGAGAAATTCATGACAGTCGGCCGCAGTTCGACGCAAGTAAGACCGCGGGCCATCAGCCGCTGCACCATCATCTGCGCATAGGCCGGATCGAAAGCGATCTCGGAAATGCCGAACTGCGCATGGAGGTCGAGCATGTCGTCCTCGATGCGCTGGTAGTCGATCATGTTGCCGTCGGTGACGATCAGCCGGCCATCTCGCGCCCAGCCCGCATAATGCTCATTGGCGCCGTTGTCGATCGCGGACTCAGGAATATAGAATCGACCAAACACCGCAAATCTTCCGTCACCCAGATCGAACAACAATGGCGTGGCCGCGATGTCTTTCGTGCTGGCAAGGTCCATGCCGACGATGAGGCGCCGGCCTTTGAAATCCTCCGGCCGGGTCCCGGGTTTCGCGCAGGAGTGCCAGGAGTGCATGTTGAAGAACGCCTGTCGCGCTCCAACCCAGATATTCTCGTGCTTGGTTTGAAACACGCCCTGCTTGCGGGAATTTCGAATGGCCTCGTCGCGCTTCACGCGCAGGCGATACACATCGACCGACACTCCAAAGTTCGGGTTGGCCTTGCGCAGGGCCTCTTCGCTGTCCCACTTGTCGGTCTCGTCGATCGTGTAGTTGATGCCCCAGAAGTGCTCGTTCTCAGTGACGCCTTCGAGAATCTTCTCGAGGTCCTTCATCAGCGAATAGCACGGGCCACCCAGGTTGTCGCCGGCAGTCGTGATCACGAGGCACAGCGGCTGCTCGCGCGCGGCCATTCCGGTTTCCATCGTGTCGAATAGCGTGTCGTCCGGGTGCTCGTGGTACTCGTCGATCACGGCGCAGCTGGGCGAGGCGCCGTCACCAGGCTTGCCGATGATCGGCTCGAAGCGCGATCCGTTCACGAGAATATGAAGGTTCGACTTCATCACGCCCACACCGTAGTGCTCCTGGAAGGGTTGCGTGCGTTCCGCCATCAGGCGGGCTGGCCGGAAGACTTCCCATGCCTGCACTTCGGATGTGGCGCCAGAGTAGACCTCGGCGCCGAATTCGCTATCGTCGGCGAACATATAGAGCGCGATCCTTGCCGCCAGGTCCGACTTGCCGTTCTTCCGCGGGACCAGCAGCATCGCGCGCGTGAACCGGCGCTTTCCTTTTTTCGGGCCTGCCTTATGGATCCAGCCGAAGATCGATAGCACCAGGAAACACTGCCACGGCTGCATGACGAACGGCTCGGACGACGCGGCCCACTTCCCCTTCGTGTGCGGGAACAGTTCAATGAACTTCGCCGCGCGTTCCGCCTTCGCCGGATCGAACTTGTAATCCCAGCCCTTCCGGTCCTTGTCGCGGAAATGACGCTG